CAACTCGAAATGAACTCGCTCCAATCTTTCCGAGAAACCACCAACGTCAATGCCGAGATGATGGGCATGGGCAGCCAGTATCAGTCAGGGACCGCAATAAGTCAAAGATTACAACAAGGCTTGATGGGCAACGAATACCTCTTCGATAATATGTCCCAGACCCGGAAACGGATAGGGATGGAAATTCTCATGTGGATTCAGGAGCTTTACACCCCTGACCGCATCGCCCGCATCTTCTTCGACCAGGCCAAGATCGAGCAAATCTTTCTCGGCGACAAGCAGGTTGACCCTGAAGATGCACAGACATTGGCCGATATCCAATCAATGCTGCAGGATGCCGATTTAACCAGATACGATGTAACGCTCGGCGAAACCGGCCAATCCCCCACCGCTCAGCTTGCAAACTTCGAGATGATCGTAGAGCTTGCGGGCAAAGGCGTTCCGCTCCCACCCGAACTGTTCATTGAACTCGCACCGATTCCGAACAAGGCACGAGTCAAAGAGATCATGGCCCAGGCTCAACAGGCGCAGCAAGCCACTGACCAGAAGAAATATGACACCGAGATTCAGAAGACGCAAATTGCGGCTCAGTCGAAACAAAATTCAGGTGCTTGACAATTCCCCCAACTCGCCTCATACTTGAGGTAAATTTACCACACTCCAGGAGAATACTGTGGACGACCAAATGACGATGATCGACAATGCTACTATCGAAGAACTTGATGCTATGCTCAGCCCAGCCGAGGAAGCTCCGGAACAACCCATCGAAGACATGAAATCGGAGCCGGTTGTTGAGGAGCAAACCCCCGAGCAGGAGTTGATTAAGCTCAGAGCGGAAGTAGCGAAGAACCAGAAGCAGCTGAAGGACAAAGAGGATTTCATCAACCAGCGTAACCAAGAAATTGGTTTACTCCGCAAACAGACCAGAGCCAAACAACAGGCAGAACTGGACCGTGAATTGACGGAGGAAGAGATTCTTGAGAACCCCAAGCTCGCAGTGGAAAAAGCGATCGAACGTAAACAGCTCTTGGAAAAGATGGATGAAGAGCGTCAGGCTGAAGTGATGGAAGAGATCAAGGGGCAGCACAAGCAGCTGCTCGACAAGATGGTTCCAGACTATGCAGATAAGCGCGATACCATACTGGAAGTGATGCGGCAGGACGGTCTACCCGAGGAAATGTTGACACAGTTCAGCGACAATCCTACGGCTACCCTCCACCCCCAGCTGATCTTTCAATTAGCGAAACGCGCCGAGCAATTCCGTGAAATCGCCGATCTCAAACAGCAGTTGCTGGAAGCCGGGAAGAAACCCCTGAAAGTTGTCGAGAATTTGAACAACTATGGCAAGGCCAAATCACCAGTAACCAACGCACCTGCTACCAACCCAAGACCAGCATCCAAGCTGGTCGGATTGAAAGAATCCGATATCGACAAGATGTCAATCGAACAGCTCAACGAGCTAATTAAAGAATTTTAAAGGAGCCTTAACATGGCACATACCACGATCGAAACTGGTAATGCTCTTGCACCAGTAATTGTCCAGAAGAAAATGTTCCTGGAGACCAAGAAGGATTCTTACTTCGGTAAGTTCTTCTCGACTTCCGGCGATATGCCCGTATTTGAGCAGACCGACTTCCTCAAGCAGAAGGGTGAGAAGATGACCTTCGGCATTATCCCACGCCTCACAGGTGAAGCGATTACGGGTAATACCACTGCCAAGGGCAAAGAAGAGAAGCTGACCACCTATTCCTTCTCCGTAACCCTTGACCGTCAGCGCAAACCGATTATGGATGACGGCGCGTTGACTCGTCAGCGTTTCGTCGGCGATATCCCATCGACTCTCCAGTCTTCTCTCACCACATGGGGCGCTGAGTATATCGACCAGGCTTGCATGAATGCCCTCGTCGCTTCAGCTACGAATATCACCTATGGCGGCGATGCTACATCCATCGCAGGCGACCTTGCAACCGGTGACGTTCTCACCACCGCACTCATCTCCAAGATGAAAGCCGTAGCACTGACCAAGCGAGGCTCGGGCGAAACACCCCTGAAACCAGTAATGGTTAACGGGAAGAAATACCTGGTTCTCCTCGTCTCCAATGACGTTGCCGTCGATCTGAAGAATGACGCTGCTTATCTCGCTGCCCAGACCAACGCCGCTGAACGTGGTTCCAATAACCCACTGTTCACCGGTATGCTCGGCATCTGGGATGGCGTTGTAATTCACGAACATGAAAACGTCCCAGTGTATTCCAACGGCGGACCTGGTGGCGCTGTAACCTACTCAATCTGCACCCTTCTCGGCGCATCTGCTCTCGTATGGGCCTGGGGCGAAAGACCCAACATGGTTGCAGAAGACCAGGACTACGGTGAGTTCAAAGGATACTGCTGGAGAATGACAAGCCAGGTTGCCAAACCTGTGTTCAACTCCAAGGACTTCGGTTCTATGCAGCTCGTCGTCACCGATACCCGCGCTACCAAGCGTGTTACCAACTACGCATAAGGAGCTATGACAAATGGCTAACTCTGAAAAATTCCTCACTCAGCCTGCAGCTCAGCCGATCGGCACTCAGGAAATCTTCATCGAGAAGGTAATCGACTTCTCTGTTGAGAACCTTGCTGCCGCTGGCACAATGGATATTATCAAGCTTCCAAAAGGTACGATAATTACCCACTTTGGTATGAGAACCGTTACCGTCAATACCGATGACAGTGCGACTCTCGCCATTGGCCTCAAGACCCTTACCCAGGCTCTCCGTTCAGCCGCCGTTCTCGGCGCTGCTGGAACCTTCGTGTGTCTGCCAATCACCGCTGGCGTTCTCATTACCGCTGAAGACGCTATCCGTCTGACCGGTGCTGTAGCAACTTTGGCTCAGGCCAAGATTCACATCATCGTGAAATACGTTGTCAGTGACCTCTACCGCAACTAACCGTTAAGGGGATAAGAGGGTGGCAGCAATGCCACCCTTTTTCGTATAAGGAGCTTTCAATGTATAACGTAGAAGACATTATCAAAACCGCCCTGACACTTGCGGGCCGTGGCGATAAGCCGAGCAATGATATGCTCAATGAGGCTCTCCGAGCTCTCCAACTCATCCTTGGTGAATGGGCCACCGTGAAGGATGTAACATTCTGGAATATTGCCGACACTCGCCTAGACCTGCTCCAAGGCGATGTTGTGAAAGTCGGCGATAATTATTACCAGTGTTATGTAAACCACACCGCCCTAGCCGTCAATCAGCCCGAGGTTGGCGCAGTCTGGGAAAACTTCTGGGTGAGCTGCGCCGAAGTAACCACCCCGCTAACTTGGGCCTTGGGTAACGCCTATCTGAGCCAACGCGAACTAACGCTAACAGACTTCAACCTCGAAGATATCCTCTGCCTGAAAATATTCGACAAGGGCCAAGAAAGTTCGATAGAGAAGATCAGCATGATTGAATTTCAAAAACTCCCGCTGATTGACATCGGAACACCGACGAAATGCTGGGCTCAGAAAACCCTTGACGGCCTCATTCTCCACTTCTACCCGCTGATAGATAATGCCGAGACCACCTTGAGCTACTATTCAATCAACCGCCCCAACCCGATATCGGCGGCCAGCGCAACCAATCTACCAGAGCAGTGGATTCAGGCGTTGCAATATACGCTCGCAACTGAGCTTGGTTTCCTGTATAATATCAGCTTAGACCGTCTGAATATCCTCGGCCAAAAAGCGAAGTTCGAGATGGATAAAGCTATGAGAACCAACAACAGTGAGGTGGATACATGTTTCGTAAAACCGCTCTACTAATTCTGCTACTCGCTACCCTCTGCTCCCCGGCCTATTCTCAAGGAGCGGTGGTTGACTTTCTCCTATCCGGCCTGCAAACCATGTCAAACGGTGGGGCATTGTCGGGCGGCAAAGTCTACTCCTACACCGCCGGCACAACCAATGCCAAATTGTTATACACCGATAAGGCTCTGACAACCGCTGCCACTAACCCCCTGATCTTGGACACCGATGGCCGCGCCGTGGTCTATGGTTCCGGGCTCTATAAGTTCATTGTCAAGGACCAGTATGATGTAACGATCTTCACCGCTGATAACGTGGAGATCAACGGCATATCCTCAATTCTCGATGACCCGATAGACCCATTCGGCACAACCCTGACTCAGACCAACCTCGCTGTGACCAATGAGACTATTGCATCAGCAACTATCGCCAACCTGGTAGTCACCAGCGGTGTCGTGCTGAACGGCCTGAGTGCGAACAATACGAAGATAACTTCAGTAGCAACTGCCACTGCCAGAACCGATGCCGTTAACCTCGGGCAGATTCAGGATTTCGCGTTCGGCGCAAACCCGATCAGCATCGGCTCAGCGACCCTCACTGCCACAAATTCAACGCTCGTATTCAACTATCCAATCGACACCACCTACCTGAAACTCAATGGCTGGGATGCGGTCGGCTACAACTCCGACCAGCTCATCTTGGGAAACGCTACGACAACCCGCACACTGCTGGCAGGTGTGGCTAACATCCAATCCGGCACCCCCGCTTCCTCGACCGCCTCCGGCACTGTCGGAGATGTCAGCTACGATGCCAACTACCTCTATATCTGTCCCGTAACCGACACTTGGATGCGCATTGCTTCCAGTTCAACGGCTTGGTAATTAAGGAGTCCACAATGAAAAAGTTTTTCGTAATTCTCTTTCTTTTAACAGCGGTAGCCTCTAGTGCAGCATGGCCTCCCTACGGCGAAATAACCGCGCCTCCCGGCTCTAATTTCGGCTATGACCCGATCACTGCACAGTGGTATCCATTCGCCGTTGGCACTAATGGCGTTCAGAAAACCGATACAGTTGTAACCATCGGCACTGCAACTATCAGCGTTGGCGCGCCCCCAAGCACCAACTCCCAGACAAGTGTAGCTGCTGCCAACGTGCCGATCTCATTCACCAATCTGGTCAATCGCCGCAAGCTTTTACTCATCAATACCTCAGACACTAACGATATCCGAACCAGTTTGGACTCAGCAGTTGCCTCAGCCTCCATCAGCTTCGGCCTGACTATTCCTCCTCGTGGTTCGCTATCAGTCGACCTCCCTTCAACCAAGTCCGTGTCGATATGGGCTTCAGCTACCGTCATGGTAGACGTTTATCAGGAGGGCGATTAATATGAAGAGACTCTTATTGGCTTTTGCGCTGATTGCTATTTTCATGCCTCATGCGTTCACCGCTGAGTATAGCGCCCCGGCTACGCTCACAAGCTTAGGCACTCAGCCGTGGACAGCCACTGAAAAAACTCAGGCGCTTGTCGGTAGTTCGACCGTGGATTTTGCTGCTGACGACACGAGCGTTTACGGGCTAATGTATTTAGCGTCAAACACAGGCAAGCTAGTATTTTTAGGCGATGCAACCAACTATTTTATCGGCACAGAGGGCGACCATGTAGCAAGCGGAGTCAAGCTTAGAAGTTACTATGGTTGGTCGTTTCTGTCGGGTGGCGGTGGTGCAAACACTATGAAGTTCAGCGATGAGGGCAACCTCCTAATTGCCACCACAACCGACGACGGCGTGAACAAATTGCAGGTGAACGGCCCGATGAGGCTGATTGGTGGCGCAGCTCCAACCGGCACAGAGGGCGGCATTTATTTCAATAGCACCGATAAGCACTTTTACGGCTACAACGGCACCGCATGGGTGCAGATTGACAACTAAGGAATAAAATAAAATGACAATGGAAAACTTCATAACAATTTCGGGGTGGATAGTGGCGGCATTAACAGGAATCAGGCTGGTATACAATGGCTACCAAGCCGGTAAGAGCGTGGCTGAGATAGCGACAATTCTCGTGAACACCCTCAAAGACGAAGGCAAAATGATTGACGGGCAGTTCAGCCCTGCAACGCTTCAGAAGGCTCAGGAAGTCGCCAACACTATCAGCGCCGATTCAGTAGCGGTAGAACAGGTTAAGCAGGTGCTTAAAGGCAGAGAAACCGACATTAAACTCGGCAGCTATAAAGGCAAGCCCGTTTACTTATCTGATGCGATAGGGTTCAGCTCTATTGCTCAAGGCATATTCAGGATATTCAGGAAATGAAAATCATCAAAGCGTTCTTAACCCAGCTGATCTACTTGCTGGGCGCACCCAGGCCAGCAACCGACGATCAGAAGAATGAGAAGCTGATAACCATGCGCCAACGCCGTGACTGCTTAGTTGCGGCGTTGGCAACCCTCTGCGGAGTAACCTATGAGCAGGCTTACAAAGCACTCTGGCACTTCGATCTCCCCTTTTTCCTCGAATCGCCGATCTTCGCCAATCCGGTAAACACTGAGCGAGCGATTAAGGCGCTCGGATTCAATCCGAAGCAACGATTGGTGAGCGAACTAATCAACGGTATGCTGCCGAACGGTAAGACGTTGATCTTAGTCCACGACCCACGCAACCCAGTAGCAGGCACCTTAATGCAGCATTGGATAGTCTTAATGGGCCGCAATGCCAAGATGGATTACCTATGCCACTGGGGCGTGTCGCAAGAATTGAAGACAGTGACTGAGGCTGAGATGATCGAGTATATCACTTCAGGCTGGCCCAACTGTATCATATCAATCTGAAGAGGTTTAAATAATGCAAAGACAACCGTTCCCTGGGAAATTAGAGAAGAACCTACTTGAAGTCGCCGCTCCCCAGGGGGCGGTTGATATCTTTAACGGATTGTTAGATAAAGCTGGGGGGGTTCACAAGCGCCCTGGGTTATACGAGAACCAGGCGATAAACCAGATGGGCGGGATTCAGGCGCTCTACTACTGGCCCGCGAAGAAAAAGACCGTGGCAGTGGCAGGAGGACAGATATGGGCAACCAACTCATTGTCGGAGCCGTTTGTTCAGGTCAGTAATATCTCAGCAGTCCTCGCCCAGGGTCCAGCGAAGATTATTGACACAGGCTACTGGCTCTATTTCCACTCAACAAGTGGCGGCATGGCTCAGTGGAACGGTGTCGATGAAGCTATCCGCGTTCCCGATGGCGTAGCTCCGACCAACGTTTCAACGATGACCACTCTGAACCGCAGGGTAATAGCCAATGAGCTCGGAACCAATCGCATCTGGTATACGCGCCCCGCTGATCTCGAAACTCCAGAGCTCCCACTCGAATGGGAAGGCAATCTGGAAGTTGGCCGAACCAGTGAGGATGTTATCGGTCTGGAAACTTCCGGTGGCGAACTGATCGTATTCAAACAGGATGCGTTCCAAGCTTTCTACGATGACGGTGTTGTGCCGTACAAACCCCTGCTAGGCTCAGTCCAAGCATTCGGCCTAGTATCCGCATCTGCCTTAGTTAAGCGTGGCAACGTGGTCTACTTCACCGCTCCTGATCGCACCATTTACTCCCTCGAAAATAAGTCCGTGGAGAATCTGTCATTCGGCGAAATGCATCGAGCCTTAGCAAAACTCAAAGCGACCAACGACTGCATCCTAACTCCATTGGATAACCTCATCCTCGCAACATTCACCGCCGACCGCAAGACGCTGGTCTATGATACCATCCTGAAAACCTGGTCACAATTCACCAGCTTCATAGATGGGTCTGAGCGAGAGTTTGTTGCCCGAGCTGCCACTACTTTCCCCTCTGCGGATTTTACCAATCTGTGGGCAATCGGTGGACGGGATGGCGGGATATACTTCTGGGATGCTGCAGCGATGAACGATGCTGGCAACCCCATTCACGTTCTCATCCGAACCGCTCACCAGGGTTGGGGAACCTCGAACCGGAAGCACACCACTCGATTGGTAGCCAAAGTTTCCACTGAGCCATTGAGAACCTACCCATTGCCGGACATCAACTTTCCGAACGCCACCCGCTGCACAGTCTATAGCTACTCACTGACACTCCCGGTTGGCTACACCGCGACGATAGTTGGCCTACCAACTGGCTTCACCGCCGTTCAGGTCGGACAAGAGTTAACCGTGGCAGGGATTGTGGGGAATTTCGCTGGTAATGCGCCGATCATCGTTCGACTCAAAGACCCGAGAGGCTACATATTCACCCAATCCAAGGCGTTCATCGTTGAAGACTACGACATCGAAATAGGAGTGGCACCATGAAGCAAATTTTTAAGACTGAAAATCCTGGGGAATGTAAGCTTTATCTGGAGTGGGAACGCCCAACGCCTAACCCTTGGTGGGTGCAACTCAACTTCCCTTTTGCAAGTGACCACTATTCATTCAGCTTAACTCAAGCTATTCGGGAAAGCTTAAAGATGAACGTGCCCTACTATCGGACAACTCACAGAGTATGGCCGAGTGGAACTGTCCGGGGGATAGCCACTCTCGCTATGTCTCCATCAGTAGCAGGCTCCCTACTCCCGCTTGAAGCGCCCCCATACATCGTTCTCCCCAAGGAATACGGGCTTCTCCCGGGTTTTTCCCGTCAAGTTCTCTGGGATGCAACCAGCCATAGAACCGCTGCAGGATATCTAGAACTGTATATCGAGGGGGTGGTTTACGGGATATGGTCATGGCACGTAATCCCCGAGCCGACTGCGCCCGATGATATGAACCAGGCAGACATCAGCTGGATATTAGACAGCTCCCTCATGGGGGTCCCAAAAATCATGTGGTTTGCCGGGGATTCGCCTCCCAAATATCACGTAGGGCAGCTCTGGTTTATCCGCGTTGGCTCTAACTTGAGCAGCACCCCCGAGCCTCTGCCAACACCCCCGCTCCACTGGCACCTTTACCACGGCACCAAAATTAGTGCGGAAATCACCCCGCCTCACGGAACCGTTCTATTCGATGGCTCCTATCAAACGATTGAAGCCTACCCACTCAACGATCGCACGCTTACCTCGTTCGAGGTTCAAGATGTCGAGCAATTACCTGGGGCAGTCAATACTGTTGTGCTCGACCCGAGAATCACTATAACCCCCACGCCAACACCTGACCCTGCAGGATTGGCTCGCATGGTTTATGGCCCAGTCCACTCGGACGTTTATGTCGATGCAATCGCAATTGGCGTGACAATCGACGAAACCCTCACCGCCGGAGTCACCAAGACTTTCCAGATGACCACTACCGACTGCTACGTTACTGACGATAGCTGGTCGTTGGGCGCAACTGACCTGCCGGTCGGAGTCACCAAGTCGATCAGCACAACCGGCCTAGTCTCAATCCTAATCCCCGAGGACGTGTATGAGGGAAACCCATCAGCGACTTACTACCTCGAAGTTATCTTCACCGGTTATAGCCAGACAAAAACCCTTCGCTTGATCTTCACCGTCGATGCTGTCCCAGCATTCGGAACCGTGTGGACAGCTGTAACCAAGCTCAGTGAGCCGATCAAGGATATCCTCTACGCATCGAACGGCTCGATAATAATCGTAACTACCTCCAAGGTATTCGTCACAACCGATCTTGATACATTCACTGAGCTGACCCCGAGCGGAACATTCACCACACCGTTCTATGCCGCTGCTGAGATCAGCGGTGGACGGATTATCGTTGCCGATAAAGCCTCAATCTGGGTTCACGTTCTCGGGGAAGTTGGGATAACTCGCCAGAACTACAGTGCCGTAACAAATGGTGCGGGAAATAGTGTGCAGCTTGTCGGAAATCTGGCAAGCAATGAAGTGTGCTACGTGGCTGCCAACTCGGCTGGGGTTTATTACCGAGCGATTGTGTGGAACGTAACTACTGGAACGCTAGTCGGTTCATCAATGCCCCTCGGAGATCAGACTGAGATCGCTGCATCAGCTTGCACCAAGCCTATCTTGGCGAATGACGGAAGTTGGGTATTCGCTCAGGCTTTGGCTGGAGGCTACTCGCTCGCTCGTTATTCGGGTGGAGCGATGACGCAAGTCAAACCGCTCGAAGCAAGCTACGGCAACACCGCTCCAGTTATGTGGAAAGAAGCGAACGGCAGAATCTTCGTAATGGGTATCGACGCCGTTACCCCGAACCGCCACTTCGTCCGCTACTCAGACGACCACGGCGTAACTTGGACCGATGAGGCAATTATCGGGGCTGATGGCAACTCAACGCTATACGCCGCTGCTGGATTGAAAACCGCCTATGCGATATTCAGCCAGGTGGGGGCAGTGAAACGATCAACGGACTCAATGCTGACATTCACCACACCGCAGACTCTTGATGGAACTATTGCCGCATTTGCAATGATCGGCGATCGGAAACTCCTCGCTGGCACCAACGGCGCGACAACTAACTTGTATAAGTCGGAGGCATAATCATGGCTGAAGTAATGGTTCGATGGAGAGACGACGCGAGCCCCGAATTTTACTCGGAGCGATTGCAGGAAATTGATAAGGTGCTCGACTTCCTCTACTTTTCTGTTCCGGGCGAATATCGCGCTCGTCAATATGAGATCAGCTTCACCGACGATCTCCCCTTCGCCTTGATAGCAGTTGAGGAACAGGTGGAGGTGCTCGATGTCTAAGGATAAACTGCAACCGCCGCCCCCACTCTCTCGAGTGTTTCCAGGCAAAGCCATCTTGAACCAGTTCGACGCCGCCCTCCAGTTAATGTTTGAAACATTCCTGGAGGGTGGCGCTGATGGCGAGCCAGGAGCGGATGGTCAACCCGGAGCGCAGGGAGAACCAGGGGCTTCCGGCATCCCCGGCGTCGATGTAGACGATTTACTCGCAATGGTATACCTCAACGAAACTTTATATGGTATCCTTGGTAACGGTGCAGGTGCAGAGCTCGCTGATCTCACCGAAATTCTAGGGGAGGAATAACAATGCCCACAGTTCACGATAAAGTAACCCGCATCATTGCGGTGAAAGCGGCGATTAAAGCGGCGATTGAAGCCAAAGGCCCCACGGTTGGCTCAATTCCGTTCGATGAGTATGCTCTCAAGATAGCCGAGATAGCCGATTTATCCGCAGCACAGGCCGCCGTGGAAGCAGTTAACGGTGAAACCTCCGTTGATCTGGATACGGCGATTGCTTTAACCGCCTCGACGAAACTAGCCATTGAAACAGCGATAGAAGCGGCAGATATTGATGTGCCAGCGCTGACACCGTTTGCGGATTATGCTGATTATGTGGCTGACATAGCGACATTAGGGGCATTCTTTATTGATTCAAGCAATAAAATCATGCCTTTTGGGTATAACGTATATGCCGGCTCTTTGGACGTAGTAATACCTGATAGCGTGGCAACAGTTGGCGCTTACGCATTTTTCAAACAAGTGCCATATCGCACCATAAGTGTCAATAGCGTGATATTCGGAGCAGGAGTAACTGCGATTGAAACCTATGCTTTTTACGGGAATAATCTGACCAGTGTAGTTATTCCGAATACTGTGACCGCCATTGCTTTATGGGCGTTTTTCGATAATAAATTGATAGCGCTTACCCTGCCAACCAATGCCGGTTATACAACGATTACGGATAGATGTTTCGCAGTCAATTTACTGCCAGAGCTAACAGTCCCCGCGCAGGTTACAAGCATTGAGGATTATGCTTTTTATCTTTGCCCATTAATTAAAATCATTATTCCGGCAAACGTTACTGTTGTTGCAACAGCGATGGGCCTTTATGCAGCAGACTTCAAAACCTTCTATGACGCGGGCGGCCAATTAGCAGGCACTTATGAGTATGCAGCCGGGGCATGGAGTAAAACCGCATGAACCTAGCCGAGATACAAAGAACCCTAACCAACAACCCGCAAGCAGCCGAGCTAATCCAAGCAGTTAAGAGCCTGAAGCCGGTTAAACAGCATGATTTCAAAGGCAGCATGGAATACTTGCAGGCCGATAATGCCAGCTATGCCGAGTTGATTGCGAAGTATGGGCCAGGGCAGGAGCCGCCACAGACTGAGCAGACGCGCGACCTTCAGGGCTGCGTGGCGTTTATGTTCGGCGTTTTGCTACTGCTCCTACTGATTAAGAGGTTGAGAGATTCCTCCAAATAATGTTATGATACTAATGAGGTGATAATATGGGTTTTTTCGATAAACTGTGGGAAGGTGTAAAGGGAGTGGCACAAGTCGCCGCATTCATTCCGGGGCCAATAGGCACAGCCGGTAAGATCATCAGCACTATCGGTGCTGCAACGAGTAAGACCAAGAACCCTGCCGATGCTGCCAACGCGCAGATTCAGGCCGGGGCAGATGCACAGATGGCCTATCAAGAAAAGGCGATGAAGCAGTATCAGGACTTGATGAACCGCCAATTAGCGGTAGGCACTGCCGATAAGCAGATGGCCTATGATGTGAACCGGGGAGTTTACCAGTCCAATCAGGCGAACATGCTGCCATATCAAACCGCCTCATTGAGTGCCCTCCAAGCTCTACCCCAACTCCAACAGTTGTTGGGGATGCAAGCATATAACGTAGGCAATCAGATCAGCTCTTACACCCCGCCAGCTGTAAACTACGCCGATCTTTATAAAAACTCTCAGAACACTATGTTCCCTGATGCTGAAGATGCCACGATAACCCAAGAACCAGCGAGCGGATTGAGAGTCAATCAGGTCGTTGGTGGAACCGCTGCAGATCAGCAAGCCGCAGCTAATACCGGTTCGAGTCAGTCAAACGCGCTGACCCCCTATTCGGGACCAGCATATGACCTGACCAACTCACCATTGTTTCAATACCAGAAGCAGATCGCAGATGAGGGCCTGACCAATCAGCTCGCCTCTCAAGGTTTGTCCGGTGGCACGTATGCCCAGCGCGAATTATCGCGGCAGAACATGGCGCTCACTGCGAATGAACGTGAGCGTGTTGTAGGCAATCTCCAATCCATGTATAACACTGGAATGGGCGGCGCTCAGCTTGGGCAGGCAACCTTCCAGACTCCCCAGTCATCAATCACCGGAACGCTCGGACAGGGCGCTCAGGATATCGCTTCAATGTATGGAAACATGGGCGCGATTCAGGGCCAGCTCGGAAGCCAATTAGCCAACAGCTCGATAGCGGGTGCGAACTACCAGGCCAACCAGCCCTCGGGAATGCAGACTGCAATGGAAATGGCTTCGCAGTATGGTTGGCTGAATCCAGGTAAGAAAACTACGCCAACTGGTTCCAATGACGCTACAGGTGGTTGGGGTTCTTACGTTGCCCCGTTCCTGAACTACTTCGCATAGGAGTCTAACAATGCCATACTATACCCCATCGCCGATGGTGAACTTTCAATTTGACCCGAACCCGTCCGATGCTCAGCGCATTGTGGACACAACCAATAAGATCAAGAAGCAGAAGATGGAAGAACAGACTGCAGAGATGAAAATGCAGGAAGCTCAAATGCAGATGCAGGAAAGCTCCATGCGCTTACGTGCAGGCGAGATCAAGATGCAGGAAGCAGTCAAGGCCCAGGAGATCGACACCCTTTCCGAGCAAACCTACAATGGCGTTCTCGCTGCAACAGGCAATACCGAAGAAGCCCTACGTGCAACCGGAGCATTACGTTCCAAACTGGGCGGCTACAATCTGCGAATGGCTGATGAGAAAGACCGCATGGCCCGAACCAAAGAGGCGATGGAAGGGGAAACCATGACCCCTCAGCTGGCTCAACATATCGCCGATATAAATAATGCCGCAGCTCCAGTAGGCGCACCCAAAGCAACTGCCCAGAGCATTCAGCAGAAATTCTACCAGGCCAAAGCCAAAGTCACCGCTGATGGGGAGCTGCAGATGTTCGACCCGACCAAAGGCGAATACGTTGCTACTAGCGTTGTTAGTAAAGCGAAGAAAGACGTGCAGGACAAGGAAGCCTCCCGTAAAGATGCTGAGCTTGCCAGCGATGTGGCCTATAAATCTGCCAAGCTGAAACTTGAAGCACAGGGCTTAGGGTTGGAACAGCAACGCATAACTCAATCTGCAGCGCAACACGCCGATACTCAGGCCCGTTTGAGAACTGCCGCTGAAGATAAGAAGATCGCCGTAACTCAGAAGTTGCAGGATGCGAAAGCTTCCCCCAAGCTCACTGAAACGGATAAGATACTTGTCAAGCAGATCGAGAAAACCACTGCCCTTGGCAACAGTTTCGCCCGTTCACTGGCTATGGGGAAACCCGAACCTATGATCGAAACACTCATGCGTAGCCAAGGTATCACCGTGGGCAAAGATGAAGATTGGAAAGAGAAGGTTCAAGGCTTGATAGATGCAGTTGGAAACACCCGCAACTTGGCATTGACCGAATTAGCCAAATCTGAAACTGGGCGAAAGACTGCTGAATCCCTGAACACCGTTCTGGAAACCGACTTGGATTTAACCCCAGCCGCCACAGTTCAAGTTCAGCCACAGGCAAACCCGATGCTTCCCCCACCTCTGCCAAGTGTGCTACCATCAAAGCTTGCCCAGACTTCCGGCTCAGATCTCCCGCCACAGCAACCAATGTGGGCAGTGCCAGGGCAGAGTGCAGCGGAAACCGTAGTCAAATCAGGGGCAGTGAATAAGTTTCGGAAAGGCAAATAACATGGGTATGAAAGAAAACGTGCGAGGGGTTTACCAAGACGACCCGGACTTCCAAGCGTTGAAACCCGAAGAGCAGGAAGCATTCCTCACCGACTTCACTTCCACGAAGAAAACAATGGAGAGCTACTTGGAATCTGAGCCGGACTTCCAAGCATTGAGCGAGGAAGAAAAGGCTCAGACTCGCTATGACCTCGCACCCGAATTTTACGAAGCGCCCAAGTTGGAGCAAGGCATGGAAAGACCCCGAGGCGTTATCCCGCAGGAACACGCTTTCGAAGATTTACCTCCCGATCTCCAAGCCGCTCGAATGGCGAGCACTTCCCCGACACCCGAACAATATTTCCAGACTGAGGAAACCATGCAGGACTTGGGGGCGGCTATCCCCCGCTCTCTCGATGAGCCTGCAACTCAGGCCGCCAACGCTTTACTCGGCAGACTCTCGCTCGCAGCGGGTGGAACCGTAGAAGCGTTGGCAGATTTCTCTGCGCCAGGTATGCGGTTCAGAGCGCCAGGAACTTCGCCTGCCGAGATGGTGAAAGATACCGTGGCCTCGCTCAGAGATTATGGGAAGAAACAGATCGCCCAGAGCGAAGAGTATGCCACCAGTCTGAACGCCATGCCCGAGTTTGCTTACCGCGCTGGGGTTGAACTACTCGACTCAGTGCCCACTCTAATGGGAACTATCGCCGGGGGCTTCATTCCTGCTATGGGAATCGAGGCCGTTAAAGCTATGACAACCCGTTACGGTGAAATGAAAGAAGCCGGTTACGAGCCATATCAAGCCGCTGCCGGTGCTTCAGTATCGGGCGTAGCGATGGGCGCGTTGGGTGCTTTTAGCGCAGCGAACGCTCTATCAGTTGGAAAACCGATGGCTAAGAAGTTTCTCCAGGCTTCCTTGATAGACTTCGGCGGTTCAGCAGCAGCGCAATCCGCTGATCTCACTGCCAGTTATCTGTTCGACAAATTCGCTGAGGGAGTTCAAACCAAGCTTATCCCCGAAGATATGGATTTCAATGAGGCAATCAAACAGGTTGCGTATAACTCCTTGGTGAACTTCGCAGCTGGTGTCGTGCCTGCCCATCTGCCAGACCTTTATCATCGAGCAATGCTTGACGCTCAAGGCTTGCAAGCTGTAGACCATGGCGGGCAGGTAGCCGTTATGACGAAAGAGTCTGCCCAGATGTTCGAGGGCATTAAGCAATTTGTTCCAACCAGGGCCGATGGTGGCAAGGTAGACCTGCAAGCTTTTACCGACAATTTTACCGCAGCGTTTGAAGCTCAGAAGGAGAAGCTGGCAAACCTTGCTGATATCGAAGCCCGTCAATCCGCTAACCCATTGAGAAGCCGCATAGGGGGAGATGCTCAGCGTGGCCCTCTGACTCAACCCAAGTACCTGAAGGTGGGTCAAGAGGTTGGGGTTCACCCGAGAGTGTTTGAAGGGCAGACCTCCGACACTCTATCCGAAGCAATGCAGGGTAAGCTGAGCCGTAAAATCTCTGAGCCCGAGATCGGTGAAGATGGGAAGCCGACTGGGAAAAAGATTAACAAATATGAGATCGTGTTGGACAGTGGCCTGACACGAATCGTTGATCGCAAAGACGTGGTTATTCGCCCGAAGATAGCCAACCTGGGAGCAGAGGAAATAGACGCTCCTTCCCTGGTACAGCTTTCACGCGACCTGTTCAACTCGGGTAACGCTATGGCGGATAATACGCCGGAGCAGAACCGCATTGCCCTGGGCGGGCTACTCGGTATTGCCAAGAGTGGTATGGGCCGAGGCGCGTTGGGCATGGCAAACCCCAAGTCGGGTTACGCTGGCATGGTGTTCGACGCTATGGCAAACAATCCGAAGGAAGCCGCCCATATCTTCTCACACGAAGTAGGCCACTTCCTGTTCAACCTCGACCCCGCCGTGGCGAAACGCTGGGGTATGCCTGATCGCGAATCTCTGCAGGGTTTTCTCGGGAAAGCCAATGACGATCTCTCAGCCCAGAATATGAAGCTGAGAACCGACTACGTTCAATATCTGAGAAGTGGAGTGGAGAAGCCCGTCAGCCGTGATGAGTGGATGATGTCGGCCAAGTATGGCGGGGAGCTTCAGCAAATGTGGGATATGTGGGCACTGTATCCCGAGAAGCTTCCGAGCAGTCAAGACATGGTTGCCAACGCCCTATCCCTGTTTCTCCATGATGCTGCAGGTAAAAAGTCAGGCCCAACCTCTTACGATTATCGTAACTCGAAGTTCTATGGTGAGTGGAAACAATACCTGAACGATAACCCAGAAGCGGCTACCGCTATTGACTCGATGGTTCTCAACTCTCAGGGCAACAAAGACCGGGGAGTTATTCGGACTATGGAGAACATTGCTCTCGGAGATCGCGCTGAAGTATTAGCCCGGAAACGGCAGAGCGAGATGGGTTACACCACCGAAGAGTCGTTGGCAAACTCCTTCTACGACAGCAACTATGCTCTACTCAAAGCTTTAAAGAATGACCCAAAAGCTGTTGACCAGATAGATGCGAGCTTGCTGCACAATGCCAAAGCCGCAGTCTATGTGGCTAAGACCGTTGCGCCCGTTTATAAATACCTCGTCGATAACAGCTTGCCCAAGCAGCTGTTCGGCGCTTACATGGAACTGAACCGCATTGTGAAAGACCGCGAAACCTGGGTGAGCATCATCAAAGACCCCGAGGCATACGACTCAATGGACTCATACCAGCGAGCCCGAGCAATAGCTGAACGTGAAGCCCGTCAATCGGTTATCGACGATAACCCTGCAATCGACGACTTCTACCTCGGCAGGCAGGTTAAAGCGATCATGGATGAGTTCGATGCAGACAATGTGGTGAAACAGAAGATCGCCTTGTTAAACCCCGATGGGCTGACAGTTGAGACTGCCAAGGAACAGATTGCCCAGATCGACGCATTATATGGTGAAGGAACAGTAGCCAAGTTTGAAGAGTTCCGGGCGAATATGCACAAGCAGAAAACCGATCACATCGTTCAAGCGCTGAAAGATGGGAAGCAGTATACTCCCGAGCAGATTCAGCGAATTGAGGATAATAAGGATTATGCCACGTTCAATGTGGTGTGGCACGGTCTGGCCGGAACAAAGAAGTTCAAAGGCCGCTTGGGGTCAGTCGGTGAGATGTATCGCCAGATGGGAACCCTTGGGGTTATCTCCGACCCATTCGCTGCAACTGTGGATAAGATGGTGAGAATGGCAACCAGCTCCAAGAGAGCTGAGACACTGAATAATATGCTCGAAGCCCTTGTCACCGCTGACACTTACCAAGAACAGAAGGATGCCTACGTTGTTACTAAGAACCAGGATGAGCAATACCCCGCACCGAAGAGCAATGCATTCGAGCTGGTCACGACTCACAAGTATATTCAAGATCGGTTTGTGGAAACCGCGTTCATGGTTCGCAAGCCCCTACTCGACGGATTCAAAAACCACCTGACAGACTTGTCCAGCTCAGCGGTAATCTCCGGTCTATCGCAGATTCACAATTACATTAAGCCTTGGCTGACCGTCTACAACCCATCCTTCTGGTTCAAGAACGTGTTCAGAGATATTGTTCGAACAGCCGTGAACCTGCCCGGTTTATCGGCAATGTATAAAATCCCCTATCTCGCTGCGAAAGAAGGTCTGAGTGACCTCTACAACACTCAGTATATGGGTAAGGAAAATCCGCATCGGACTGAGCTGCTGAACGAAGATGCCCTGCTGGGCGGTGGGCGCTACACCGATGTAGACGTAGACCAAACTTTGTTGGAGCGTCAGTTTGCGCTCAGTGGTGGCGGGATAACCAAAGCTTACAAAGACCTGTCCGGTATGGCTGAACATGTGAAATATGCTGCCGAGTTTGCCGTTGGCAAGTGGAAACAGTTTGCCACAGCGGTAGGGGAATCCTCTGAGTTTGCGTCGAAAGCCGCTGCCGATACCTATCTGAAGCAAGCCTATCCCAAAATGCCTCCTGAAGCCAGACTCTACCTGGTTCGCAATATGGCGGGAACCCCATTGTTGTCTCGGCATGGGAATTACAATAAGCTCATGTCGAATATGTTCATGTTCTACAACCCGAACGTGCAGGGCTTGGCAGCGGATATCAAAGGCATGAACGCTGAAACAATCTTCAAGAGAATGCTCGCCACTGTCCCCTACCAGATCGGTGTTGCCTATGCTCTCAGTGGCGATGACCCCGAACGCAAAGACTGGGCTCGCCGTGTGCCTGTCCGCGCATGGAAAAACTCATTCGTTATTCCCCTCGGCTATTCCGCTGATGGGAAAGCCGCTTACATTTCCCTTCCAATGGACCAGGGAAATTCATTCGTCAACTCAGCGATATTCAATGTAGCTACGAAGCTCACCAATGACCAATACAGCTTCGGCGATATCGGCGCGGACTTCTTTACCCAGATAGATGAAGCAGGCGTATCACTGACTCCAGCTATCTCCACCCCATTATCAGTTATCGAGATGCTGAGCAAGGGAAACACCAAGGACTTCGCTGGTCGGGATGTAATTAACCCCAAGCTTGCTGCGAGCGACGACACTGCCAGCAAGGTGTGGGAAGGTGTGAAGTTCGTAATGAACACCGGCTTCGGTGGCCCCGTAACCTCGTTCTACCGCTTCCCGTATAATGCCGGCGGGAAAGAGTATAGCGGTAAAGATGGTGAGAGAAGATTAGCGGCTAAGACGCTCAGTATGGTTCAGGAAATGACCGGCTTGCCTGGGCTTCAATCCTTGGTAGGCTTGGTGAAGTTCTCCGATGCGGGTATCGCTCAGTGGAACGCCATTGAAGAATCTGCTGCACTGCGCCGGGATAAGAGCGAGAAGAACGCTGTTGGTTTATCCGTCGAGAAGATTAAGAGAGGCGAGAAGCTTACTCGGGAAGAGCTGATGAATCTTGCCAAGCATGAGGGCACATTCAACAATAGCATGGTGAGAGAGGGGACGATAGACGCTCTATCCTGGCTACACCCAACGCTGGCAGCTTATCAGAAAGCGGTAAACGCCGCCCCGACTCTTGAGTCAAAGTTGAAGAGACAGATGGATATGGCCGAGTATTGGAAATCTTTGGAGGCAAACAAATGAAATGCACTGCCTGTAACTCGGGAATAGCTATGACCTCTAGCGATGTGTGTAGAGACTGTTATAGTAAACTCTCTATGGAAATGGCCGAACTACATCGAGAGGATAAAGACCATGGGCGAAAAGTGTCAATCGCACGAAGATCATGTGACGAGAATCGAAAACCTGGAGGCTGATATGAAAGAACTTAAAAAGAGCGTAACGAGCCCCGCAATATGGGTGGCCTTGTTCGGCGTTGTTGGAACCTGTGTTTCCACCCTCGGGGCATTCTGCGGCGTGGTTGCCGTGGCGTGGTTCAAAGCGAACGGGTTAATGCCATGAAGCCCCGCGCCATTGTTCAGCTCAGGAATTTTTCGGAGTTTGAAGCCGACTGTGAATGCGGTTGTGGCTTCCCAACCAGTTCCGAGCTGCTCATCCGGCTCCAAGCCTTCATCTATTACCTGGAGCGAGTTTACTCATGCTCAGTCCGCTGCGTGATTAGCGGCCCTGCCAGATGTCGGAAGCATAACAAGGAAGTCTACGGTGGCAAGGTTGTCCCGAGCTACCACTCCGGTTATAGCAAGGGGTTAAAAACGGATTCAGAGGGAGCCGCCCTGGACTGCGTGTTTGAAATCTGTCCACGCGGTGACTGGGCTCGAATAGGTAAAGACCAGCTGGCGAAACACGCTATCGACTCCAAGCTCTTCGGCGGTGTGGGTTGGAAGATTTACGGGCCTGAGAAGCAGTTCGTCCATCTCGACCTCGGCCCAGTGCGAACATTCTGAAAAGAAAAAATCCGCCCATTGCTGAGCGGATATAAAGCAAGAGAGATTGATCTCGATTATGGTAGCACGTTTAAGGTTTCGCGTCAAGCGCCTCGGGCTCTCTGCTTCGGGCCTTGCATAGTTTAGCGTGAAGCTTGTGCCTAGCAGCCCTCTCTTCAAGGTTCTTAGCTTCTCGCAGATGATAACCAGCGTTCCAAGAAAATGTTTTCTTCACGTCTGCCTTTATATACTCAGTGCGGGTTATTTGCTCCTTGTTTAGCTCTACCACAATATCTTCAGATTTTCTTAGCGCTTCTTCTTTTGTGCCGAAAATTCTGTCTGGCGCTAAGGAATAGTTACCCGCTCGGTATTCCACCTCTTCGCCAGCTGACGTATGTCGGGTCTCTATCTGGTCGATCGTTTTCAGTTCTGCTCCTGCTCCAAAGCGAATTTCTGTTACCTTTCCGATTGGTTGAGAGTAACCCTTTCCGCAATAATCGCAGGGCAATACTACGGTGTCGCCGTTTCCGAGGGCCAGCATTACTTCACGTTTTCCAAAGCACACCGGGCAAGCCTCGGTAACATCTCGACGCTCGGCCCAGGCAACCCAAACCTTGTCGCCTATTTTATGCTTCGTTACCTCTTTGTTGGTCATAGCTCTGAACCTCCTACAAACTTATTTGAACAGAATTGTTTCACCGCTGATCGGATAGCCGTTGCCAACTGATCGGGGGTTCCATCGTTGACCAGCCAATGCACGTCTGGGTGCTGCAATCTAATTTCCCTGATTGACATACCCTCTTCCTCATTCGCTGGCCCGTAGCCTGGGCGCTCAATGCCAATCACCAATCCGCCTTTCGACTTGACCCACCTTAATTCATTCACATATCTTAAATCGGTTATCACGGCTCGCACATCGGGCTTGGCAGCTACTCTCATAGCCACTTGCTTCACCCAGTAATCCCGATCGAGGCTTCGGCGCTTCCTGCCCCAGAACACGAGCATGTCGCGCCAAGCCTCTTTATCTTCCTTATACACATCCGCTTCAATGCCCGTTGCTTTGAGCATCCGGGTAACCTCATGTTTCAGCACATCGGCGAAAGAGAACTGTTCATAGTTCTCCAGGCAATCTGCCGCAGCGTTTTTCCCGACTTTACTGAATCCACACAGAGCTAAGATCATCTTGGTTTCCTCCCATAAGTTTGCCACACCGATACTCCCACTATATACACGAGGCCGATGGGGAGAAGGAGTAGCAGAGTCGCTATGAATATTACGATAGGCGCAAAGGCACACCCTACTACGGCCCACCAACTTATCTGGGCTAAGCCCGTCAGCTTAAGAACTATCAAGACTATTGCCAACAAGCCCCAGAACCCTATGCCAGCATAACTTACAGATACCTTCTTATCCATGTCATCCTCCTAATATAACGCTTTGAGCTGGGCACGATAATTTTTCGGCACACCAACCACAGTAGTAGTCAGGGGTTCGGGGCAGATGATCGCCCGCGCCATCTCGCAACCAGCCCTCAATCAAGTTGGCGTGATGGGTGAGTATCTGCATTGCCCACTTGAAATTCTCCGGCGTGGTGGGAACAATGAAGTTGTAGTAGGCCGGGACTTTTGTTCGGGTCATCAAATGAATCCCAGCTTTGTTCGCCTGCTTCGCAAGTGCGTAGGTCAAAACCTGTACAGCCCACCAAAGACTTGTCCGTTTCGCTGAGCTAGTCTTGAGGTCATTCAGCTCTCGGGTATTCTCGTCGAACAGATCAATGAATCCGATGATCGGCTTGCTGATCTCCGCATAGAATCCGTAGACTTCGGCCATTACATTCCACTGTCCGGGGGTAATGTGTATCGGAACTTGGGAGTGAGTCGCGGTGAGGAATGCGTGTGGCTGGGACAGATACCCTGCAACAGCTTCCTCAACCCCGTCAACCGGCGCACTTTCCCTCTCTTCCTTCATGCAGATAACCTTTAACCGCTTGCCGATCATCTGATCATACTGCGAGCCGAAACTCGCTGCCATGGAGCTGGGCTGATCGAGCTTTAATATATATTTTACCCACCAGCTTCGTGGGCAGTTAGCGGCCAAATTGATTGACGACACTGAGAAATGGTCTATAACATTGGACTTGTTCATCGAGTTTTCGCTACCACCTTTAATTGTAATCCGAGTGCGTCAAGTATATTGACGAGTGTTACCAGCTTCACATCCCACTTGCCCGACAGGACTGTGCAGATAGTTGATACCATGCAGTCCGCGCCCATTGCCACGGTCTGCCTGCTGATTCCTTTCGACCCCATCCGATCGAGTATCAGGTTCGCCACCTGGTCTCGCAATTCGTGTTTCGTTAATCTCATTCTCGTGTGACCCACTTCGGTTTGCCGTTCTTAACTTCCCACCAGCCTGAAGGGGAATCGTCTGTGCCGTGGTATTTCTCGTTGCCTGCAAACCTGATGCACATGCCATAAGACCCGCCATACGTTTTGAATATGTGCCCGCTCAGGGCTTCTCTGAGTATGGCGAAGTGCTTTATCTCCCACTTATCGCCTGCCATATCGCGCACAAGCACCTCGTCTCTCAGCTTAATATCAAACACCGGCTCAGGCTTTTGAACAGTAGCGATTAGGTCGAGCGCCTGCTGCCAAGAAACTAGGGGCTGAGGCCATTGGCAAAACTTTACGGCATCGCTATTCGCGTTCAAGCCCTCGGAGTGAAACATCATAAAGCAAGCTCCGATAGAGGCAATCATGCCTCCCGGAACCAGCCCTTTCGCATACAACGCCTTCGCTATTTTTTCCTCAACATCTCTACTGGGAACCACACACTTAAAACTTACATTTTCCTTAATCATTTGTTTCTCCTCTAATCTAACGAAATGGCGGGTTACTCCGATCAGGTTGCTGCACCCCTGCCCAGAGAACTCGCAGGTAGTAGGTTCTTTTAAGCAACAGAAAGAGCACCCTCCCTCTGCCACAATATATCTTTGCCCATAATGCTCATAAATTCCTTCTGAAACCCTAATCATTTGTCAGACCACCTTTCCGTAGATTTATAATCGAATTTAACTTGTTTCACAATCTCCTTAGCCGCTGCCTGAAACACTTCCAGCGCATTGGTATAGCTCTCCCACTGATAGTTAGGGTGATGTGGGGGAAAAAGTTCATCGTGAATTTGGAGGGTAGGCACTCTCAGCGTTTCCCAAAGATATGCTCCGAGCATCTTGTTAATCGACGCTCCGGTTGCCTGAACCTTCATGTTCCCTGCCTGTCGCGAACAAGCTGCCTGTAGCGCAATAGCCGAACCCAGACACGCACTAACGATAGCATTATCCACACTTTGCGCCCCCTTCTCCTGAGTCCGAATAACTGACCCCGATAAGCCGGTCTTAATAGACTTCTCACTCCCAAGCTTCCACATCGCTTCAGCCACCGACTTCTCGAAGTCCCAGTTTCGTGAAAATCCGGTCAGATCGGTTATCCGCGTCTCCATTTTTGACACTGAACCCTTCGACCAGAACTGGGTATCGGCGGTGATGAACGCCGCCTCAATCGCCCGCCGGTATTCTTGAATCCCCGGGTATCTGCTAAATACCCTATCCATAACTGCTTGCCCTTCATAATCCGCAATCCCTAGCGTTTCCGCAACCTTCATCGCGGATACGAAATAGAAGATACCGAATACGATTGCCTTCATCGACTTTCTCCAGCCGTTTACCATGTGATGCTGCGGGTCAGATGAGTCTTTATATATCCGTAGAACTTCCTCGTATTCGAGACCCGCTAATATGCACTTCGGATGCGCCTGAACCGTAACCATGCAGTGAAGGTCGATGCCATTGTCCAAGTCTTCCTGCAACTGCTTATCACCGTAAACCTGGGCCGCAATCCCGACTTCAAATGAGGCCCAGTCGCCAACGCAGGGAGTCAGAATCGCGGCTCGCAGCCCGACTTTGCACTTCCGATCTTCGACCAGCAGCTCAACCTCTTCCAGCTCTTCGTCAAAGTCCAGCCCATCCGAATCGGTATCTTGGGTGCAATCAATCAGCTCATCGGTTAATTGAGAGCCGAGAACCTCATCCGCCGCTCCTATGCCCTGCCAGTTCAGCCCCGCTTCACCTGCCATTCGGTTCGTGGCTGTCCCCATGACCCGTAAGCTTGGGTGTGCTTTTCCAGTGCGACACTCAAGAACTTTCTCAATCTGCAATAGCCTTTGGCGCGAGGGCCCGTAGTCGAGGATTGCAGCGCACAGCCTACCGCCCTCTGAATCTTCCGTAGCAAGTTTTTTAAGGACTTTCTTTGCAGTTGACGCCAAGATCGGAAAATGGGGTTGGAGTAGGACCAACCGATCTTTGGAGCTGCGAAGGTTGACGCCAACCAGCTTGGCTTCGATCTCGTTAACTTTCCCTGCATAATAGCGTTTTGCTTTCTCAAGTGCCTTACGGTCAACGTCGATGCCATAATAGCGTAGGTATGCGATGTTATGCACACAGGATGACTCATAATCCGGAGTTGGACAGCCAAGTTTTTCATATAGCACCTTCAGGTATAAGATATCGAGTTCAGCGTAACGATAAAACGCCGAATCTTTCGGGCCATTCAACACCCAGTCGCATTGAATCTCAATTTGGTCGTGTATTGCTGGGTCGGGGTATGGCAACCACTGTTTCTCAACCCCTTTCTCGGGCAAAGGCCAGCAGTCAGCGAGTTTCAATGTGGGGAAGCCGTATTCAGCCATCAGCCCTTTGAGACTCAAACGGCCCTTGACATTGAAGCTCAGAGTCACCAGGTCTTTTTTCTTCGGAACCGCATGAACCCCAACCCCCAACTCGAATGAGTCCGGCAAGAGGGGTTTCAATATCGCTGCGACTCGCTGAGCTACTATCTCCTGAGCAACTTTGGGAATGCGTCTCAACAATGCAACTGACTTGCCATTGGCTCGGGTAAATGCGAATGGTGCGAGGGGGCTGGTGAGCATTGCAGGTATCTGAAGATCGAGAACTTTGCAGCGGAATGGAGCAACAGGTCTTTCAGGTGAATCGTATTCATACCCCAATAGCCGATGTTTTATCCGATAAAGATGGAACAGATCAAACGCTGCATTAAAACCCACGTATAGCGTATCAGGTCGATCAATAAGGTCGAGCAGTTTCCATATCTCTTTGCATGTTTTCTCATCGTTCTCCCATCCTTTTAGCATTGCAAACATATGCACTGGCCCATCGTCCACTGCATACTGGTTTAATTTAACCGGGCCGCACAGGCCAACAGATTCACAGTCATGCCACAGTATCTTAAACACTTACTGCCCGCCTTTCTCAGTGGCTTTTAAAACGAAAGTCAGTTCGAGCTTGTTTGCTCTCTCTTTATAATGGGCATGTAAGCCTACAGCAATAAAACCCTGTTCTTTCAGCAGGCGGCTCATCGCTTTCCTAAACTCGGGGTCATAAGTCAGTTTAATAACATCCATATACCCTCCTAATCTGGTATTACCACATGCTTTTCACAGCGGCATGGGTCATGGCAACATTCAGAGCAAGCGCCGATCGACTCCATGAAACTCTCCAGGCGCTCAATCCGGTTCTTGAGATCGACGATGTCGATCATCAGGTCAGACCGTTTGACCAGCTCTTCTTTCAGCTGGGCTTGTAACTTATCAACGTATGAACACATCATTTCATCAACTCTCCTTCCAGTAATTTCAGAATAATATCTTCAGAGCAATCTCGATGAGCCTGGACTAACTCAATCCGTCTACGATCAAGGCTTCCTTCAGAGACAAAGAAAGTGATTTGAACCGCATCCTTCTGGCCTGGGCGAGCCACCCTTCCCACCATTTGTTGCAGGTCATCAGGCTTAGATGAAACGCTCAAAAAGCCGATAACCCTGCAAACCTTCTGGAGGTTCATCCCTTTGCTGAAGCCTGCATTGGCGATCAACAGCGAGGTATTGCCCGTTTTAAACCGATCAATCTCAGCTCCAGGGTCTTTGGTTGAACCGGATAATACAGCGGGCCGCATATCTTGAAAGATCTCCGACAACTGTATGATGCAGTCTGTCCAGTTGCTTACCAACACTACTGGCTCACCCAGGTTGTCAACCCACTCACGCACAGTCCGAAGCTTATCGGACACAATCCGAATAGGCTGTTCATCGTCGTTGTAGATGAATCCATCAGTCGCTTGAAGAACTTGGGCCAACCGCTTGTGCGTTCCGCGAGTAGTCCCAGCACCCGCTTTGATAGACTCGAATTGCTGCGGCTGTTCGCATTGGATGTAGGTGTAGGTGATATCGGGCATCTCGGCACTGATCTCTGCCAGGTTAACCGTGTTCAGGAATGGTGCGACGAACTTACTCACCGCTGCATTATCCCACTTGGTAGTAACGTAGGCTTTGTTCGCTCCAACCTCTTTCAAGGCGGTATCCAACCCGAACATGAATTGGAACGCTTTCTCATCAGCGGGGACACATCCGGCGTTAATCGCCCGGAGCCAGCGCAAATCCACGGGCCCCCGGCCACCTGTTACAATCCCCGTGAACCCGATAGCCACCTCACACTTGGAGCTAATCGCCGTTGCTCGAACCGATCTTTGAGCATCGGGGTTTTTTAATGCGTTAACCTCATCGACTATCAGGCATTTAATACCCGCCGGCAGCTTGTGGCTGCTCTCATACGAACTCAGGAGAGGTAGGTTCAATCCCCACTCTTTCGCTTCCGACTTCCAGGTTTCATGTAGATATCGCGAGGCTAATACGGCGACTTCACCAGGTTCAAAGAACTGCCCCAAGAGAAGCCCTCCCAGAGTCTTACCGGCTCCCAACGGTGCGACCCAACCTTTGCGATAGGGAATCCCGTTCCGCAGATAGTTCCAGCACTCCTTCACCAGCCAAGCTTGCCACCGGCGAACCATGCAGGGGTTCAGGCCAACCATTCCCCAGTCCGGCTCTTCGTTCGTGGAGGGGCGGATATCCAGCTGACCATCGACAATGCGCTTAACCCAGGGCTCGAACGGTGCGAGCCAGAGGAATTCACTACCTCGACTGCAGGCTTTCAGACTTAACCGTTTCTTCTGCAGATCGCTTGGCCGGGAACCGAGAAATCGGTAGTAGGTTCCAGCTGCAATGAACGTTTCCTGCTTATACGCCGACACTTGGTTTTCACCAATTTCGATCTTACTTATCATTCTTCAGTATCCTCATCCTGCTCTGGAGGACACCAGTCTCTTGGGGTTATGCCGGGAAAACCTTGCGTTCTTTCCAGTGAGTTAAGGTTTACTCCGGCAACCTCATTTTGCCTGTTCTTCCGTTTTGCCTTGTAGATATCCAGCTCAGCATTATGCTTGCAAACCATATCAACCTCCCATCAAATTAAAAAGAACGGGAGCGTTTGCCGCGCTCCCGTTAACCGTTGTGTATCCAAACATTATTCATTCTCGATCTATGCCGAAATGCCGTTCGGCTCCAAGCGGGGATAGACGAGTTGAACATCTATCAGGGTGCTCCCCTAGTCACCGGACTCCCCAATTCGCATTAGCGTTTCAACCACTGTTCATACTGAGCTGCTGATGCGTTGACCGCTGCAACCGCCCTGGTTAGCTGTTCTTTCGACAGTTGGATGTGCTCGTACTGTTTGAACTTTGCCACATCGGGGTAGAAGCGTTCAGCTTTGGATTTCTTCAGGTTGCAGGTGTGGTCTTCAACATCAATCCGAACGCCCATACCACTTGCCAGCATTGTTTTGCCCATGCAGGGGTAAAAGTAACCTGGAAGAATCTTGTAAGCACCAAACTCCAGGACAACTTCGCGATTGTCGGGAAATAGTGCAACCAATACGAAGCTGTAGCCGGTGTCAACATTGTCATCGCCCGCTTCACGCTTTACTGCGTCATTGTAGCCTGCTGTGGTAGCGTTAAACGTCTGGAGCGCATTCGCTGGGCCGCGAACAACCTGGTCGTAAAAGTAGTCGTTCTTGGAAACGCCTTTGTCATCTTTCGACTTAACGCGAGCTGAGTTGCGCTTATCGAGAAGCGTGATGATCGTGCCCTTCGGAAGAACTTCAGTGGCCACCCCATTCTTGAATACCAGATGCCATTCCCGACCTTTCCATTCAGGTGTTTCGGGTGTAACCATGATCGGGTAAATGAACTGGAGGTTGGGTAGGTAGAGATTCCCTGTAGGTTCCTTGAACCCATCTTCAACCGACTCGGCGGTTGGCAACATTGCCATGACCGATACCGCTTCTGTAACAACCGCCAAGTCCTTCGTCTCTTTTTCCGTGATCTTACTCATAATTTCTCCTGATAATTAGATTACTGCGAAGCGAAGTTTGCCTTCGCGTGTTCTGTAAGCCCCAACCTTTACAACGTCTCCGCGCCTTACTTGGGTGGTTCCATGCCCCGAGTTCAGGCTGACCAGCAAGTCACCTTTGAACAGGCAGGCTTCCAATTCCGGTGAGCTAACGCGATTACAGGCTGCTACATCTATGCGAACCGCTGGTTGGGTGGCTCTAGCTTCGTTGTAAGCTGCTGCGAAATCGCGAGCATCCTCGAATGACTCCTGGATACGGAACACTGGTTTCTTATTGTTCCAGAGGGTGAAGCCAACCGCCTGCACGATTGCCGTCCCCACTTCGACCGGTGCAAATTCGTTCAGCTGGTGAGTGGTGATGAACGCTGCGACCGTAGCTTCACGAACTGCTCTGTGGTCAGCCGGAACACTGGCTGATTCAACCTGCTCGGGAGTGGGAATGACAACAGGTGCGACCTCAGCTTTTGGTTTAATCTTACGACCAAGCTTCTCGACCTTTTCCACGACTGCGCCAGTGGGCGCTTGAGGAACTTCCGTGGCCGGCTCAGTCGGAAGAACAGCTTCGGGCGCATTAGTTTTTCCATATCCCTTATTCCTCCGTTCAAGCGCCTCTTCCCGAGTCGAGCCAGGGTATTGGAACCCAGTCGAGCCGCAACCGGAGCACTTGGGTTTCGGCCCCGAGTTAGACCCATAAGTTTCAGTGCAGCACTCGCAGCAGTAGTAAGTCAGCGAGCCCTGAGTTGCCGCAGTCAGTCCGTTAATCTGTGATAGGATATCTACCATTGCCATATTACTTGATCTCCTTTGCTGATTTCAATCCGAGTTCGAGCAGGTAGAAGATTGCGCTGCTCCAGGGGCGGCGGGTTTCGTTCATCCATGCTTCGATGTCGGCCTTCAAGGTCTTCCAGTCCGCGCTCATTGACGGACTCATTAGCCGATTCTGTATACTCTTAACATCTTCTTTAAATTCCGGGGTATCCATATAACCTCCTTTACGATAAATTAAAACAGCCGAGGCGCTGGAATCGAACCAGCTTGACGGATATCTCCGGCATTCCTTAATGCTATAACCTCGATAAATTGTTCGCTTTTCAAAGATCGTTGTGTCACTTCCGACTATTTGATTATAATCAACCTATCTGCTATTGTCAACTTTTATTTTCTTTTATTTTTCTATTGCGTTTTAAATCGTCTATGAGTATAATCCAACAACGATTCTAATTCAAGAGGAGAACGATAATGAAGATTCACTTAGTATCCTACACCAAAGACGCTGCCGGAGAGATCATTCGAGCAGCACAAACTTGTCGGAAATCGAGTAGAGAGATGGGCAATGCCCAACAAGCACTGTTTCTCTACGACCTCCAAACACGGGGCCACATGAGCCCATTCGAGTTTGCCGATTATACATTCCGCATTGAGGGGATTAGTCGGGTAGCCAGCCATCAGCTTGTCCGTCACCGCCACCTGAGTTTCCAGCATGAATCACAGCGGGCGGTCAAGGCCAATCGGTTCCAGTATCCTCCATCAATGAAGGATAATGCGCCGCTCAAGGCTATAATGCAGACGGTTTATGATGCCTACGACAAGCTGATCGAATCAGGCGTAGAGCGTGAAGATGCTCGCTACATTCTCCCCCTCGCAACAACCTCGAATATGATGATGAAGGGTAATGCTCGGGCCCTGATCGAATTTCTCGAATTACGGTGTTGCAAGCAGACTCAGGAAGAGCTGAGGGATGGGGCCAACCAGATCGCTCTGACATTGAAGAACCTACATCCGACCGTGTTTTTCAACGTTGGTGCAAAGTGCGGCGTGTGCCCGAATCGGGGAACGTGCAAATGAAGATTCTAATAGCCTGTGAGGAATCTCAGGAAGTAGCCAAGGCGTTCAGGGCGCTGGGCCACGAAGCATACAGCTGCGATATACTGCCATGCAGTGGCGGGCACCCTGAATATCACCTGCAAATGGATGTGAGGAAAGCTCTACCACTGGACTGGGATATGGTGGTGGCGTTCCCCGACTGCACTCACCTGGCAGTGTCCGGGGCGAGGTATTTCGCCGCAAAAAGAGCTGACGGGAGGCAGCAAGCAGCGATTGAGTTCTTCCAACTGTTCACCAAGCTGGACCATGTTAAACGAGTAGCGGTTGAAAACCCCCGTGGGGGTTATGAGCAGCATTTATCGGAAGCCTGACCAGATTATCCAACCCTATGAATACGGGCATGCTGAGAGTAAGAAGACCTGCCTCTGGCTGAAAGGGTTGCCGAAACTTACCCCAACTCATCTGCTCGAATTACCTGCTTCCGGCCACTGGGATAACTGCACCCCATCAGGCCAGAACAAGCTTGGGCCAAGTGCAGATCGCGCGAAGCTACGTTCTAAAACCTATCCGGGAATTGCCGCTGCAATGGCAGAACAATGGAGTAATATATGAGTAATCCTATTGGTGATATGATAAAAAACATGCCTGTCGAGGCAGGCATCGTGCAAGACTTCAGAATAGAATTAGCCGAAAGGATAGTAAAAAGGCTAAGCATAAACGGCATTAGCCAGTCAGAGCTTGCCAGAAAAATGGGTGTATTTCGATCTGTAATTTCAGATATTGTCCGTGGCAAGAAAAACGTAACTATTTCAACGATTGCCAAGATTTCAGCGGCGCTTTCGTGGGATCTGCTGAGGAACGAAACCATAAGCCCATGCAGAGCAAAAAACAACGTGCCGGTGAAAACGGATGAAAGGTGCGTTGAGTGCCGACTAGACAATAGAAGATATTTGGTTTTGCCGCTAATAAACGCCGAAGCGCTTGTCGATGAGCTTGTGAATGAAAACCGTATGCTCAATACGCTTATAGGTTCGGCATTTTTCGCGGGGGCAAAGAAAGGCTATGCTCACGGAACAGAAAACAATGTTATTCAGGCGGCGCTTGACGAATGGCGCAAAGATATGAATTTTGAAGGGCGGTTAAAATGAAAGGTAAAATTGTTTCAGTTTCAGAGGCGGTGAGTTTAGTTAATCAGATGTTGGAGGCCATGGTAAGGGCTCGCAGGAATCTACTAATGCAAGGTGGCGCGCCTCCAGTCTTGGAACAGTTAAATCTTGCAATTACGGCTGCGGAAAGCCAGAAGGCTAAATGGAGCATAGAATGAAATATAATGAACTTGTCGATTGGTTATTCGGGCGTTCCAAGATGTGTCCACAGGTCGGGATGGCGAACCGGGATAAGCGAGCGATCTTCTGGTTGCCCGGTAAGTCTATGCCGAACTATGAGCGGATTCAAAAGAATTGGGAAACTGCGCCGCTGAAAGGTTGTTCCCAAGTTGCGTATGAGAAAATATTCTCGCCAATGGCAGGACAACGCTGCGAGATCGTTCACGTCGATCTTGATATCGACCAGGATGATAACCCAGAGACCGACTTGACCGCTATTCACTACCCCGGCGCATCCATGGTCCGAACCAGTGTGAGTGGCAAAGGCGTTCATGTGTTATACCGATTAGCTGAACCGATAGCCTGCACCCATGAGACCGCCAACCAGATTATCAAGGCTATCACAGCCCCGTTGGTCGAAGCGTTGGGAACTATCAAGGTATGTAAGAGCGATAAACGCCTCTTCTGGCTCTGGGGCGGTAAAAACGAGATCATCAGTCGCGATGACTGTGCGTTTCTCACACCAGCGATTAGCCCGATTGTAACACAAAGTATTACCAAATCAGCTGAAAGCGGTGAGGGGTTAAGCGTATGCCCATCTATCCGAGAATGGGCAACCAAGCTCGGTCTAATCTTTATCAGAAAATCTAACCCAATATATATCGGCTCCGTGTTATTATTATTGAGATCATTGGGAGAGAAGGTTGAAACGAAGTCGAGTTGTCGTGGGAATGGTCAGATGAATGGCTACCTCGACGTAACTGAATACTCGATTTCATTATTTTCTTTCGCCGATGGGCATTCAATCTGGTCGTGGACAGACGTTGAAGCGTTACTGGGAGGGGCGAAATGAGAATGTCAGTAAACGTAATCTACAATAAATGTTCCGAGTGCCGACATGCGCGGCCTTCATACTATGCTTCTTCCAAGCTATTTTGCGCCTTGCGTGGGCTTGAAAAGAAAACGCTGAGAAGGTGCAATAAATGGGATTCCGCCGATATTGGGGCGAGAGCGATTCCCCGCAAGCTAGAGCTTAATTGTGCTGAAACGCTGGTTGAAGCTTTTCAGACGGGCGTAGAGTATGAGCGAAAAAGATTATTTGGAGGCAATTAACAGTGCAAACAAGAATTGATGAAGCAGGTAATGAATTTGTAGTTGTGCCTTTAGACGCGCCTAAGCCGGTTAAAGGGAAAGCGGCCAGCTCGCAACCCAAACCGAATGACAACCAGATCGCAGATCAAGCGATCGCTGAATGGGGTAAGCCATTGGCATTTCAGGCTGGGCACCTCTGGTCATACTCCCTCAGTGAAGGGTGGACAGTGGTGACTGATCTGTTCACAGTAATGACGAATAAGCTCCGAGGGATGAATACCGAAAACTCGGTTATGAAGATCGTGGCTACTAAGATGCGTCTGCCGGACTTGGAATTGTGCTCAACACATTCGACATACTGGGAGAGGTTGGAAGATGCGTGGCGGCCATTCCCTGTGTCTGAAAACCAGGTTGTGTTCTCCAATGGAATATTGGATTTACTCACAATGGAATTTGAACCGACTGAACACCGGATTATATTCGGACCCAGGATTTCAATCCCGTTCAACCCTGATCGGACATTCAGCGAATCCTGCTCGGAATTTGAATCGCTAGTCGAAGCCGCCTTGCCGGAGAAGGAAGAGCGAGATTATCTCCAGGCAGTCTGCGGATTGATACTGCAACCGCACTCAGTCCTCCGAGGGCAGATCGTGTTTCACGGTGTGCCCCATTCTGGAAAAACTACTCTCGCTACAGCTATTGCCACAGCTCCAGCGGGAGTCAGAGGCCAGTCAGCGGTGAGCGAAGAACGCCTGATCGCCGATAAGTGGGCCTCGACAATGCTCGTCAATAAATTCGCGAATGTGTCGAATGATTCCGAGTTCACGCCGAAGTGGGAAGCGTTTATGAAGCAGTATACCAGCGGCTCGTTTACATGTGAAGCCAAGTTTGCTCGCCCATCAACTGTTCCGACTACTGCCAAGCTGATATCAACCTGCAACGAAATGCAGAATATGAAAGATGTTTCAGGTGCAGCCGAAATGCGCTACAGGATATTCAGGTTCAACAATCCGATCGCTGAATCTAACAACCCGAACCAGGCCAAGATGATGACAGCCGGATACTGGGCAACCCCCGAGAAGCGAGCGGGGATTGTCGCCTGGATGCTGGAAGGATTGGCCAGAGTAATTGAGAGTGGGCTGATTGAACCAGTCAGTATGAAACTTGCCAAGCGCGGGGTCATGTGTGAATCCAATCCGGTGCTGGAATTTATCGTAGAGAATATCGAGAAGGCCGAAGGAAGCTTCCTGGAATCCTCCAATCTTCTGGAGGCTATGGGGATAGATCACCGTAACCCCCTGAACAGACAAATCCCAGGTAGCATGAAGAAGGTGTGGGGAGAAGCGAAATGCAGAATGAAAGTCCCCGATAAGCCAAATCCGGTATGGGGGTATCGAAATGTAAGACTCAATTAGACCTAAGAAGCCCTTCACTAGAGGGGCTTCTCCTTTTAAACCAACGATTGAGGCTCAACCAAGCCTAAACCAACAAACCATACCAACAAAAACCAACAAAAAAACCAACGAAGATCGGCTATAGGCGTTTATCATACCAACAAAGACAATAATTAATTTTTTCTTATAACACATACATGCGCGCGGGAATAAAAGAAAGAGGAAATAGGAAATTTGTTGATTTTTGTTGGTTTTCGCTCAACCATGCGGTTTATCGTTGGTTTGTAAAACACCAATCGTTGGTTTTTGTTGATTCAGGCTCTTAGATCTTCTTTTACTTGACATTATCTGCTATTCGCGTTAAGCTATAAGGGAAGATTGATTAAGGAGATAACCGAATGAGCTATGCAATTTCTGAAGAGATGTATGAGAGACTAAAGCTTCTTGTAAAAGAGTTTTCAGTAGACGAAGCAAGCGAGTATTTCCCAGGCGATAGCGGCAACTACGACGACTGCTACGAAGCGGGATTGGAACACGGTAAAGGCAGGTTAGCCGCGGACTTACTGGAGGACATCGAGAAACTGGGGGAAAAGATATGAAACACACACCCGGCCCTTGGTGGGCGAATATTGTGGGCGAAGTGGGCACTGTCCCTGACATGTACGTAAAGATATGTTCACGGGTCTCAGGCACCAATCCCGACGAAGCGAAAGCGAACGCTCGCCTGATAGCTGCTGCCCCCATGTTACTGGCTGCTCTTGAGCATGTGAGCGATACTTGTCACAATGAGCCCGTGTTAGGTTTTGACATCGACGTAGTCTACAAGGCGATTGAAGCAGCCGGAGGGGAGATATGAACCAATGTAACTACTGCGGTCTACCCGAATCTGTTAAAGATTGGAAAATGTGCTACAGCTGCCAATCCGCGTTGAACGACTATGCCAGGCTCGAACAAATGCCCGAACAACGATTAGCCCGTAAACTCAATAAGCATGCCACTCAACTCAATAGGATTGGCAACTTCAAAGCCCACCCCGATTCATCCGCAGCTGAATTACTCAGACTCGAAATAGCTACGAGGGCAGCATTACAGATGCGAGGGAGAGCAACATGCAAATGATTGAATCGCAAGCAAACCGAGGATGGAAGTTTCTGTTCAACTCACGCAAAGAGCACTACTTCATTGGCCTGCGCTCTATCTGCGGGAAATATATGACGATCGGGCAAGGCGGATGCAGTGAGACTTCCGATAATACGTGCAAAGCCTGTGCCGCCAAGCTTGACCAGATGGCCGCCGGCCAATGGGTGAAAGACCTGAAAAGGAAAAACCCCGATAAGCCTTAATTGCCTATCGGGGCCGACTTCCGAAACGCTATAGACTATCCGCACGCCTCTTTAAACGAAAACCGATGAACCTGGAACCGCTCCAGCCCTTCATCGGTTTTCTGCTATAGACGATCTATAGGGTTTCTTATTTCCGCTTACCTATCACAGATACAACCCGCTTAGGTGCAGCAGCCTTCTCGACAACCATCATGAATTTCGGGTCCGAAACGGATTGCTTCAGCTCACCATCTGAACCGATAGACCACAACTCCAGAGTTTTCCGATAATCGCCGCACATCTTCCCGACCAGCTCCCCGACACGCACAACCACAAAGCGTTCACCTGCCTGGTAGCAACCAGTTTTCAGCCCCAGCCCATTCGCCGAAACTGTATCACCCACGCCAATCTCAGGCGTTGCAACGATCATTGGCTTCAACAAATCCAGAGCCGCGTTACAACTATTCAAATCCATCTGTTCAACTGCATCCATAAATCCCTCCAAGTAATATCAAGATGGGAATAGATTACCACCAATCCGATACCCGGTTCAATCTGAAAATAAAAATCGCATACCCAATTCGGGCCGATGAGATGCAAAACGCTGATCGGCACACCTGATTCAAGGGATAGGCTGGCAAGAATAGTGCGATTAGTGATTGTTTTCACTAACTCGCCCTAAGCTTTACTCATAAAACCCGCTGATAGATTCAAAATCAATTCTAATGCCCCGCCAACGCATCGACTAACCTCCTGCCTTATAAACTCTTGCCAATTACTAACGATAAACGCCATACCAGTTGCAAATTATCCCCTTGCCTATCAAACCGATTAACTTGGAACGCTTAATCGACTATCCGGGACAAGCTACCCGCAAACTGATACTAATTGAGTAGCATTAGCGCAACCTGGGTAAAGAAAAACCGGCTGCAACCAACAGCCGGCTTATTGAAAACGTTATTCGACTATATTAGTATGTCATAGGCATAATAACCAGTTGCAAGCCACCCTCCTGGAATTGAACGGGACACCTCGGAGTTGTATAAAGAATTTTGCATCCGCTCCCGAATACGCCAAATGCCTCTTTTAAATAGTCCACGTTAACGCACGGAGAGCATTCTGGCAAAGTATAAACGGCATGAACGAACGCCGAAAATTCACGCTGCCCTATTGCGGCATCCTTAGTGGCTGCAGTTGGACCATATAAAACACGTTCAAAGTCTGGAAACCTGCATTCTTCAGTGCAAGGTATAAGCGTGTAGCCTGCAGCACTCTTAATCGGCGTATACTTGCCATCTTGTCCAGGTGCGAAGGTATTGCGCAATACCAGTAATCTTTTGCAGTCGGTCGCTGCAGCTATACCGCCGGTAATGCTAATATACTTGTGTTGCGACTCCGTAGCACTCTTAACAATCAAGGCCATTGCGTTAACCGCAGCGCAGCAACTCATTTTCTTAGTAATTTCGATATTCATTTGGATACTTCCTTTGTTGTTTCGATCAATTTCGCCCTAAGTTTTATCGCTTCTGCTTAGTTATTTTTCTCGTATCTTGTAACCTGCCTTTTTGTAAAGATACCCGCCATTCTTTTTGTTAGCGTGAGATATAGCAAGTATGCACTTTGTAAGTATGGCACCGCCGCCCATACTTCTTTCATTGTATACCAGTATAGGCACCTTATTTTTGCCAGTGCTACGCCCGACATACCCGACTGTATCACATGCTTCATTCCATGATGTGAGAGTATCTGTATCTCCTAAGTCTAACTTTATTCGAGTCTGGTTAATACGTGCATACTCCAATACCCGCATAACTTCCAAGCTTGTTCCTTCATCGTAAGACGTCCCATTCAATTCGGTATACTTGTTCATGGTTTTACCCCCTCTATCAATTTCGCACGTAGTTTAATCGCCTCTGCCAATTCCTCGCATTGTCTCAGCTTCTTCTCTAATTCGATCAGTTTTATTATTAGTTGTTTCATTGCTACCAGTTCCTTTCATCGTTAACGATTCTGCCTATTTCATTATCAACAGCTAGGCAATACTCCAGGCCTTGTAAACCGGGGAATAGCTTGCCCGTTTTTCTTATTGCCCGTTCTGCTACGTTAAATTTATTGCGAATAGGCCACAGATTAGGCCGGTCGGTAAGGCGTAAAAAACGGTTAATAATTGTTTTTGATAAGTCATACCCAGATACCAGAGAATCAAAACATTCATAAACGCTGCATAGGCGATAGTTCTTATTCTTATACAGGAATACGGGTGCAGCGTCAGACTTTGTATCTAGTACCCATACTGTACAGTTCCGCGTCTCTGTGTTAACTGTAATCAATTTGTTTTTAATCTTTACAAGGTATTTGTCCATCTTGGCTACTCCTTAACGATAAGTTGGTGTCATCTGACTCAGTTTGCTGCAGGTCTTCTTAGTGATAAAACCCATTCTGCAAAGCGAGTGAATTACACAATAGTTCGTGTTAAAGACCATGTCCATGCCACAGCCAGAGATACGAACGTAACCCGAACGGTTAACGCTATACCCGAGAATCTCGAATAGCATGGAATAGTTGCGATAACTATAAGGACTGTAATATGGCTTGCTATTCTTTTCGCAACTGGTAAATTCCATCTGCCGAGTCATCCCGGAACTGCTAACCGATTGAATAACGCATAACATCCTACCTTCTTTAATTGCGGCAATCCATGCCTTGCAATCACTCGCAAAGCGTTCAACTGAATAATACTCATGCTGACCAATCCGTTTTACAATCTCTTTTGATAATCTCATACCGTTTACTCCTTAAAAACTTTTGATCAAATAACCTGCTTAAATCCGAGACAAACTGCATCAAGAGCAAGCTCGTTTATTGCCTCATTGTAATTAGACGCAATGATAGGCCACAGAACAGCCACGCCAGTGGCAATGAAAACAACGGGGAATAAATATCTATTCATTGTTAACCTCCTTACCATCCGATTAAATCAGCAACAAAGTTAAAAACAATAGAGGCAATCCACGCTATACCGAAAGCTATTACTATACCCATGTGTTAAACTCCTTCAAAAACTTTTCGATCAACCTACGATATAACAATAACAGATAATAGCAGATAACACAAGATAAAAATAAACTATTTTAAAAATACTCAAAGATTCGAGAGCTAATCACCCTCTGCTACCCTCTGCTTTAATCTACTGCGACAAATTTGTCACAGTAAAAGCGCAACTTATCGCAACTTTTCCTATTATCAGAAAACTGATAACCTTGTGAAATTCCAGAGAAAATAAACGAATGAAGCATGAAACAAATCACAATGCCACCAAACCTGCATCAATCCACAAATCTGATAGTCTGAAAATAAATATTATGTAAACCATGCCGCGCAGACCAGCATAAATACAGGGTTCTATGTTTACAGCCTACAACGAATCGCCAACGCATAGTGCGCGCGCGTGCATTGCACAACTACCAGGCCACACGTTGTTAATCACGCATTGTCACACGTTCTTAGACTGGGGAGGGGACATACCCCGAACCCAAAATCAAACTCACTTTATCTATTAAGACAACCCCCGATTTTTATAAAAATTTTTCACAAAAACTAAACGACTGTGGTAAATTTACCGCACCCTCTGTAAATTCCTAAACCAATGTTTCACGAAAAGTGTGGCAATGTTTCACGGCAATGTGTTAATATTTCACTATGGCAACAATCGTAAACGCACGAATGAGTGAAGAGCAGATCACCCGAGCCATTGAGCTCAAAGAACACGGATATACCTGTAAAGATATAGCCGCCTTTCTCAATGTCGCTTACCAATCAGTGACCAGGGAACTCCGTAAACGCGGATTAGCCAGGCCAACCTCAGTTGGTGTCGGTTCAGCGGATGAAGCGGTGAAGGAGATGCGGGAGATCGTTAAAGCCGATACCCCCGTAGTGAAAACCGGGCTCGCAATCAGACCAGAAACGATGGAGCAGCTTGAGACGAGAACGGAATCCCTAGCCAAGTCAATCCTATTAGGGGCCGAGCGCCTGATCGAGTCGATCAACAATATGCCCGACGAAGCATTACAAGCTGCCAGCTTGTCAAACAAGGCCACTGCCCTGGGCATTCTGGTCGATAAGATCAAGGTCATCACGAATAAGGCCCAACCAATGTTCGGCGCTGGAGCGAACGGCCAGACGATAAACATCATTAACGTCATCGCGAGTGCAGCGTCCAGCCGAAGGAAGGGTTCAGCTGAAATAGACGCGGAGGACATAACACCGATATGATAGAGCACTTGATAGAAGGGGATTGCCTGGAGCTTATGCCGCAGCTTCCCGACAAGTGCTTCGACCTGATCCTATGCGACTTACCATACGGCACAACCGCCTGTAAGTGGGACACGATAATCCCCTTCGACAAACTCTGGGAGCAGTATAAGCGGCTGATTAAACCCAACGGCGCTATCGTCCTAACTGCCAGCCAACCCTTCACATCCGCTCTCATTATGAGCAATTTGGAAATGTTCAAACAAACTTTGGTCTGGCTTAAAACCAGACCTACAAACGTTTTCAACGCTAAGAAAATGTTTATGAAATGGCACGAAGATATATGTATATTTTATAAGAACCCGCCAGCATATAACCCCACCATGAGAACAGATGGAATATTCAGTGGGAAGAAGGTTCAGCGAAACAACTCCGACAGAAGCCAAGGAACATTAGGCAAGACGGGGGAGAAAAAAGACTATGTTCACGAAGGGAACGGAGGACTATTTTATCCAAAGACAGTTATAGAAGTGTCTAATGTCCACCACAATAAAGAATGCCTACACCCCACGCAGAAACCCGTAGCCCTATTCGAGTATCTAATTAAAACCTATACCAATGAAAATGCTCTGATCTTGGACAACTGTGCAGGCTCAGGAACAACGGGAGAAGCAGCCAGGAACACGGGGAGGAATTTCATTCTCATAGAGAAAGACCCGACATACTGTGAAATAATTAGAAAGAGGCTCAGCTTATAATGGCTAACTACGCAGGACCCAAAACCCAACCGACCCTCACCCCGGAGGAAGCGAAGAACGCCGCTATCGCTCAGTTCAAACACTGGCAGCGCAACCCTCTCGATTTCGCCCGTGAGATATTCAGCTTCAACCCATCAAATCAGCAGACCCAGTTTTTGAAAGAGCTCGGAAAATTAGTATCGGCTAAGATGGATAGAGATGAAGATAAGCCCCTGACGGACGAGCAAACCCAATATGTCCGTAAACGCGGCATCAGCATCCGCTCAGGGAAGGGAACTGGGAAGGATGCAGTATCAGCGATCGTCGCGTTCTGGTTCCTCGCTTGTTTCTATGAATCAAAGACCTACCTATTAGCACCATCTATGGAAAACCTGAAGACCAACCTCATAGCCGAAATGTCCCTCTGGAGATCACGCAAAGTCCAGGGAGAGCCGCAATGTAAGATGGCCGAGAACTTCGAGCTGAGAGCCACTGGGTGCAGAATGAAGGATGCGACCACGCCACACTGGTTCATCGAAGCCAACTCTGCCGGCCCCCACATGCCCGAGGATAAGCAAGCCGAGGTGCTAAGCGGGAAACACGCTCGCTACATGATGTTCATTATCGACGAAGCATCAGGGGTCCCGAGAGCGGTATTCAACCCATTAGATACCACCCTCACCGACCCAGTGAACTTCATTATCTTAATCTGGAACCCCACCCGTAGAACGGGTTTCGCCTATGACACTCACTTCGACCCGAATGAAAAGAAGTATTGGGTGAACCTGCACTGGTCTGCCGAGGATTCCAACATGGTTGCCCCCGAGCAGATTCAATATTTGAGGGAAAAATACGGCGAGTCATCCAACCAATACCGCGTATCGGTCTTGGGAGAACCCCCATCAATGGATGACGGCTCCCTAATCCCATACGAGTGGTGCATGGATGCAACCAACCTGGAGTTCATTGAAAACCCGAATGACCCCGTGATAATGAGCGTAGATGTAGCCCGAAAGGGCGGTGATAAGTCGATTATCCTGGTCCGAAAAGGCCCCCGGGTAATGGAGATTCAAGAATTGGATGATATGGACACCGTCAAATTATCACGTTGGATAGCTATGAGAGCCGCCGATTGGCAGCCCAAGGTTATCTACGTCGATTCATGCGGATTAGGAATTGGCGTTGTCGATGAGTTGACCCGACAATCAATCCCAAATGTTTACCCAGTCAACGTCTCCAGGGCCACGAGCAATCCACGCAAATTCCACCTCTTAAGAGATGAATTGTGGTGGAAGTTAAGAGAAAGATTCGAGGCGGGAACGATCAGCCTGGCCCAATGTCCAGATCAAGAGCTGATAAGCGAACTTTCCAGTATCCAATACGATGTGAAGGATAATGGGAAGATCAAGGTTGAGTCGAAAATGGATATGCGTTGTCGAAACATGCCGAGCCCGAACCGCGGGGACGCCTTAATGATGACCATGATGACGGATGATAAGGCATTCTATCCAACAACGGATGACGATAAAGAAGACGAAAGACTTGACCGATTAGCTACCAAGCGAGTAGCATATAAATCTAGGTTGAATTGGCTGGAGGTATAACATGCTTTTTATTACTGACGAAGTGGATAACCACGGGCACTTAATTTATGTGAATGAACAGGGTAAAGCCATGTGCGCTACCTCTGATAAACACCAACACGCGCTACAGGTTATTCCGCCACAGCAGCAAGGACAACCACCACAGGTGATAGTCCAACCGATAAACGGGCATACCCATGCCTCCACGCCATTCGACCCCAAACAATTTCCCGCTGAACCACCAACGCTCCCGACAGAGCCAGATGAGGATATCATTAACAAGAAGATTGCGCAGTTCGAGAATGCGCAACAGGCTGACCGCGACTCGATAGAGAGGGGCCAGGAATCAGTTAGATTCAAAGAGAATGACCAGTGGCCCTCAGATATCAAATCCACGCTATTGGAAGCCGGACGAGCCTGTCTGACAATCAACCACGTTGCCCCCATGCTCGAATCCCTGTCAGGAGTCTATCGCCGTAACCGCACTGACCTCCGAGTCTACCCAACGGAGAACGGGGATAACCGAATCGCCGAAGTCTTAACCTATACCCTGAAGAATATCTATACCAACTCCCGAATAGACCAGGAAGAGACCGAAATTTTTGAAGATGTGGCATGCCCTGGTCGGGGAATCATGGAGGTTTACCCAGACTTCGATGCAGATGTCCGAGGGGTAATCCAGGGCCGCCAAGTTCCCTGGGACCAGATCGTTTTCGGCCCTCATCAGCGCAAAGACCTGCAGGATTGCGAGAATTACTTCCGCTGGAAGTGGCTCAGCCAAGACCAGTTGACGAACCAGTATCCAGATAAGGCTGATGAAATCACCGCCCTCTATGGCAGGTTCGCACAATTCACCAACCTCCCCCAAGATATGTCCGATATGCCGAATCCGCTGACACAATCAACTTACGCTGACCCGAAAACCAAGGAAATCCGCCTGCTGGAATGTGAGGAGAAGTATTATTACCGCCTCAAGGTCTACATCGACCCACAAACCGGCTGGATGATCGAAGAAACCGAGCTCCCGAAACAACTAAGACCGCAGCTCCGCTCAATCTCAATCTTGAAAACAGTCGAGCGGAAACTCTACCGCATCCGTCGAACGGTGATGGCTGGCGACACTCTCCTGACCGATGAATTCGTCAACCGCCCAACGCCGCCGAATCAAACGGGACCGAACTTCCCCGTATTCGTAACCTACGCCTACAAGCGTGGCAATAGATTCGAGGGGAAAGTTGAACGAGCGAAAGACCCGCAGCGAGAGATCAATAAAAGACGCAGCCAGATAACCGATATCGTTAACACCTCAATCAACAACGGCTGGATATTCGAGAAAAATACATTCGGAACACAGAAAGAGAAGCAGAAGTTCAAAGACTCTGTTTCCAAATCAGGCTTCACCGTTGAAGTCCCCGATATGACTCGACCGCCGATCAAGATCGACGCAGGCCAGGTCAGCCCATCGGTCGTCCAACTCGAAATGAACTCGCTCCAATCTTTCCGAGAAACCACCAACGTCAATGCCGAGATGATGGGCATGGGCAGCCAGTATCAGTCAGGGACCGCAATAAGTCAAAGATTACAACAAGGCTTG